TTATCAGTCGCGCAACGATATGGGATAACATATTCCTCAGATGACCACTCGGTTATATTATTATGACCGTCGAGGAACCTAAAAACGGCTCTTTCCCATGACGATCGATAAACCACTTCTTTGTGGTTACCCTTGTACTTTGCAATATTTTTTACCTTGTATCGGCCTTTATAAGTCATATAAATAACATTAGATAATTTTAACACTAGCGAGATATTTATTCATGTCAGATTACCATACAGAGGCATTTGGAGATCCCCGTCAAGCAGTGGCACCTATTGCTTCTCCAAGAGAGCAAGCTAATGCAGCGGCAAAAGAACGTGCTAGCAAAATCGCATCTAAAAAGAAATTTGTATATCCGGGTGACTTAGCTTCGAAACATCCTGTTCAGACAAGAATATCTATTCTTCGAAGAAATACACAATTGGCAGAGCTTTTAGCTTCAGGGAATTCGCCAAGCACGCAAATCCTAGGTGATCTTCAAGACTTTACTCAAAATGCGGCTAATCAAAATAGAACTACCGACACAGTTGAGACCGCATTAGCTAACATTTATTTGTATGTTCCTTCATCTGTTTCAATTAATGACGCATTGCAATACGATAATTCTGAAATTGGTATTATTGCTTCTTCTGTTTTATCGGCGGCTGATGACGCAATTGAACAAAATGCTAGTAGTATAGAACAAGGGCTGGCAGTTATGGGTGGAATCGCCGGCGGAGCTGTAATGGCAGGAGTTACCGAAGGAGCAAAGGCCTCTGGTCTTAAACAGCTTGGAAGACAAGCATTAGGTATTGCTAGAAATCCAAGAACGGAAATGTTATTTAAGGCTCCATCATTAAGACAATTATCTCTTAATTGGAAATTGATGCCAACTAATCAACAAGAATCAGATGAAATTTATAATATGATTCAGTTTATGAGAGCTCATGCGTATCCAGCTACTGCTGGAAATGAAGTAACATTTACATTTCCAGACATTTTTCAAATCGATTTTATTACAAGAACTGGTGGTGCCGCTCAGATGATTCGATTCTCAAAAGCATATTGCACATCAGTTACTACAAATTACGGCCCTTCAGGACCAGCATTCTTTCCTGGTGGTAAACCCGTTGAGATTGACCTTACTATGACATTCCAAGAAACAGTAGTTCAAACTCGCGAAACTATTAAAGAAGGCGGTTACTAATGCAGTACTTTAGATACTTTCCTCAAATTGAATATGATTTAGATGCCAATGGGCAGACAAGAACTATTGTTGATACATTTCGTTTTGCTAAAATCGTAAATGACTATAAGGATGATATTACCTTTTATAGATTTTATGATATTCAAGAAGGCGAAAGACCTGACCACGTATCAGAAAAATTATACAATACACCAAATTATTATTGGACATTCTTTTTATGTAATCCTGAACTAAAAAGTTTAGAAAATGATTGGCCAGTAGAAGTAAATGAACTAGAAGATAAATTAAAACACAAGTATCCAAACAAAGTATTGACCATCAATACAAATGATTTCCATAGTAAGTTTGATGTTAACGAGCAGATTAATGGACTGATCTCTGGTGCCACTGCCACATATATTGGTAAAGATAGTAATAAGGGATTTGTTACTATTAAGAATGTGACTGGTACATTTACAAATGGTGAGATCATTCAAGGTCAAACCTCTGGTGATACTGCAACTATTGGTACACAAGTTAATGAGATCCAAGCTCCTCATCATTATGAAAAGGATGGTCTCCAAGTGCCAAGAGGAACAGCTGGCTCTTCAGAAGTTACTAATCTTCAGTATGAGCAGGGTAAAAATGATGCCAAGAAAAAAATTAAAGTGATTCGCCCTGAGCTAATTAGTGATGTGGCCAAGCAATTTAGGAGAATAGTACGTGGCTGAACAAGTACAGCTGCCGTCCGATATTAAACTTTTAAAAGTTGATCTTACTACTGGCGATGGCAAAATTGTCGATATAACAGATCTTATCCATGAGATCTCTATTTATGAAGCAATAGGACAAACTGCTGTTTATGGCCGTATGTTTATTGTTGATGGTACTAATGTGTTATCACAAGCAAATATTTCTGGTCAAGAAATAGTTACTTTTACATTTTCTAAGTTTGATACTAATGATGAACATATTTTCCATGTGATGAAAATTGAACAGGTTAGCATTGTTAACGAAACTGTTTCTCAGTATACTCTTACCTTTATCGACAGAGAATATGTACTTGATTCGATGTCTTTAGTTTCTCAGGCATATGAAGGTACTATTGACTCTATTATGAAAGACATTCATCTCAATGCCTTTGAAACAGAAATTGAAGAAGCCGATGCTTGTACTGGAACTTATAGGTTTGTAATTCCAAATTGGAAACCACTACAAACTTTAGAATGGCTAAGTAGAAAAGCTATAGACTCAAATGGTGTGCCATTAGTATATCTTAAAACTTTTAGACGTGGACCAAAACTTTTATCATTTGAAACTATGACAGCTGATGATAATATTGTTTGTGAGTATTTTATTAATATGTCTACCGATCCACAGGCTTCAGTTTCATCAAATCAATACGACTATCAAAACATTGCAAGAAAAATAATTAACTTTCGAACTTTACAGCATGGAAATGCATTAGATCAGATTCGTGATGGAACATACGCGCAAACATATATTAATGTCGATACTCAAGGTAAGACTGCAATTGTTAAAGATTTTTCTGGAGAGGATGTTTTTACAAATAATCCACGATTGAATGAGTATCTTCCAGTATCGATAAAGGCAAAATATGGTCCACAGGATCAGAAAATTACTGAGCTTTCAAGATCAAAACAGTCTATTTCTTATCATCAAGGATCAAACTTTGGTAATCAATTCTTAAATTATAATAGTGAAACCCATGATATTGACACCATTAGACAAAACTATAATGGAATGCTCGGAACATATATGTATGAAATTACTGTACCTGGTAGATTTGATTTAGAACCGGGTCGATTGGTTAATATTACGTTTCCTTCGAATAGACTTCAAAACGAAAAAGAACCTGAAGCAAATATAGATAATAAAAGATCAGGTAAGCATTTGATTTTAGCATGTCATCACCACTTCAAAAAAGATTCTTACCACTGTATTCTTGAAGTTGCAAGTGATGGGTTTGGAGAAGAATATGAGTCTTAACAATATGATATTTTTTATTGGTGTGGTTGAGGATCGTAAAGATCCTAAAAGCCAAGGTCGTCTTCGTGTACGTATTTATGGAGATCATGATGCCGATAAAGTAAAAATTCCAACTGAATCTTTGCCTTGGTCGCAAGTTATGATGCCAGTTACTTCAGCTTCTTGCGCTGGTATTGGTCAATCAGCAACAGGTATTGTTGAGGGATCATGGGTTGTTGGTTTCTATATGGACGGAGAATCAAAGCAGAATCCTATGATTATGGGAACACTGCCAGGTGAAGCAGGTCCAAGTGGAAGACCTGATGCTGGTTTTGCTGATCCAGCTGGTATTAACCCAGTAAGAACAGAAGGCCCTGATACACCTTACAACGCTACAGCAAGATATTATAAAGAACACGCTTCAACAAAAGATAAAGTTAATTTAAGAAAAGAAGGTGTTGAAGTTGCTATTCCACAAAAAGTTTCAAGTGTAGTAGAAAACGAGGCAGACTCTTATTATGAAAGAACTACTTGGGATATGCCCAAGCCTTTTAAAGATATAAGACCAAAGTATCCGTATAATAAAGTAATTGAAACAGAAGGTGGTCATGTCTTTGAGGTTGATGATACACCAGGTAATGAAAGAGTAAGCACATATCATACTTCTGGTACAAATGAAGAATATATGGCTAATGGTGATAAAACAGTTACGGTTGTAGGTTCTACCTATAAAGCCATTTATGGCAGTGACTATGTTTATATTAAAGGTAGTGCTAATATTACAGTTGATGGAGATATGAGACAGCTTGTAAAAGGTAACTATCATTTAGAAGTTGAAGGAAATAAAACGGAAGCTGTTCACGGATCTCGTCAAAGTAAAATTAAAAATTCTGAACATATCGAAATTGGACAAGACTTTGGCTCTAATGTAAACGAAAATTATGTACAAAGGATTGGTGGAGACGAAACAAGAATTGTTGACCTTAAAAGAAATACCACAATTGGTCAAACCGAAGATCTTACAGTAAAACAAGAAACTAGTTTTATTGTTATGGATAAGTTAAATATTTTTGCGTTAAAAGATTATTCAACTACCACGGCTGGCCAACTTAAAATAACATCAAAAGGTAATATTACAGTCGAAACACCAGCAAGTATGACCACGAATGTAGAAACTGATGTGACTACAAATGTTGAAGGCAACTTAACTGATAATGTTGTAGGCAATGTTGATGTTAATGCGACAAGGATTGATCTAAACTAATGGGTAAGTTAGCAATAAGACAAGGTGATTCATTAACTACAGGACATCTTTGTGCCACAACAACTACGCTTGCTCCACCAGGTCAAGGCGATGTTTATATTGAAGGAGCCTTAGTATCAAGAAGAGGTGATCCGACAGTATCGCATCCATTTCCTCCGGTTCCAGCTTGTCTTCCTCATGTCGCATCAGTTGGACATGGATCGCCAAATGTTTATGTGCATGGTCAAAAAGTTGGATATATTACTGGCCCAGCAGATGCAGGATCTATGATAAGTGCAAATGGTACAGTTCGAGTTGCAACAAATGCTGAAGCTGTAGCCCTTTTATTAAATATTGAAGTGTTTGAACCAGTTATCGACACAACAGTATTTCCAACGATTGAAGCTTTTGCCACAGAGGTAATTGAAGGAAGAGAAACTGAAGAGGCTGCTGGAGAAGATCCAGAAACTTTTGAAGCTATTGAATATGGAGATGGCGGTATTTCAAGTGCAAGGTATAATAATACTAGCCCAGTAAATAATGTAAGTGGCGCACAAGATACACCGGCTGTTACAACTGGTCAATCGGATAGTCCTGACCCTGATGCAAGTGGAACACCTGGATTAAATTTTTTACCGCATACCGATCCAAGAATTAAAACACAGCTAAAAAATATTTTACAAAGCGTAGCATCAACATTAGGTGTTACCCTTGATATTACGTCAGCATATCGTTCACCAGCATATAACGCTTCTGTTGGTGGAGCCAAAACAAGTCAGCATATGTTAGGTAATGCATGTGATATTGTTCAAACAGGTTGGTCAGATTCTCAAAGAGCAAACTTTATTACTACATGCTATAATGCTGGAATTCGTGGATTTGGTGTATATAATGGCTTTACACACGTTGACATTGGTAATAAAAGAGCTTGGGGTAATACAGGTTCTCGGACATCATTACCAAGATATCCGTGGGCGCAATCCGCACTTAGTCCTTTTGGATATGCGACATCATAGGAGAATACAATGTTAAATTGCGGAAATAATACAGCACTTGATGATTTAACTGGTAAGGCTGATGAAATTAAAGCTAAACTGGCTGAAGGTATGGCTGCACTTGGTGATCTTGAGTCAAAAGCTGGAGAAATTACTTCGGCGTTAAATGATTTTGCAGCTGAAATTCCTACATTTAACTCATTGCAAGCTGATCTAAATACTGCACTTTCTCAAGCTACAACTGACGCGTCGGCGGCATTTGCTACCTTTAGAGAAAAATGGGGTGATGCAATTCCTGAGGCAGAAATTCAGGAATATCTTGATACAATTACCTCTATTGCAAGTGACCCAGCCTCTTTATTAACTTTTGATCCGTGTAAAGCGTTTCCCAATAAAGAATTAAATCCAAGTACTGGAGTAGTAGAGCAAAAAGCTAAAAAGGGTACAACACCAAATACAAGTGTAGATTTTAGTGAGTTTCTAGGAACACCTACTGGTGATGCATCTCCTACTTCTACGACTTATGAATCTAAAATTACGCCAGAAATGACTGCATGGACTCAAGCAAGACGAGATAATATGGATAATCAATCGCAGTATTTTGAGACAGTGTATAAACCATATGCCGACAAATTTGCTGAAATGGAACAAGATCCAGACTTTATCTCACTTGATAAAAAAATAGAATCTTCAGGAAAAAAATCATCTCAATTAATTAAAGAAGGTAGACTTACTGAAGGTGAAATGAAAGTACGTGATAAATGGAATGCTGCAGTTGATGAGGTAGATATTATTGAAGCAAGAGATGCGTTAATGTCTAGACAATTAATAGCTTATGAATTTTTGATTACTGGAGAGATGCCACAAGAAACATATGACTCTGAAGCAAAAAATCCACAAGGATATCTAAATGGCGGTAAAGATGGAGCAATTCCTCAAGCCGATATCGATAAGTTTAATGAGTTAGCTGCAAACTTAGATGCAAATGTTCAGGGTGGAAAAGAGTGGAAGGCCTATAGAGATGCTAGGGCGTAACCCGTATAAATAGTTAAAACAAACCATGGAGTGAATCATGAGAGAACAAATGATTGAGGCATTAAGAAAATATGCCGAAGGTAACATTGCAATGCATAAAGCCAACGTTGAAGTCTATCTGAATAGACCAGCTGGTATCGGTGAACATCCACAGGTGATGGAAGAACTGACAGAACAGCTGAAAAAAATGGCTGAGTGGGATGATGTAATTAACATGATCGATGAGTATTTAGGATAATATGGCACGGACACAGACAAAATCAGACGCTAATAAAAAGGCGATTATTACCAGTAGAGATGTTCTCTATTCTGATTTTGATCTGTCTTTCCTTAAGCATCCCAATACAAAAGATGTTACCATCTTAAAAGATATTGATGCAGTCAAGCAGTCAGTAAAAAATTTAGTACTTACTGCACGAGGTGAAAGACCTTTTGAACCACTGCTTGGATCAAATATTAGAACACTTCTTTTTGAACCAGTAGATGATTTTACTGCGTTTGATATTAAAGAAGAAGTTGCGATTACTTTACAAAACTTCGAGCCAAGAGCAAGAATTTTGAACATTGATGTCGTATCTGAACCCGATAATAATCGATTTAGACTTTCAATTGACTTTCAAATGATTACTAATCTTCAAACTGGCACTGCTTCATTTTACTTAGAGAGAATTCGATAATGGCCGTAACCGTATCAAAAGAAAGATTGACAGTCACTGATCTTGACTTCGATCAAATTAAAACAAATCTAAAAACATTTCTTCAGGCACAGCCAGACTTGGCTGATTATGATTTTGAAGGATCTGCCTTAAGTACTATTATTGATGTGCTGGCATATAATACCTTCTATAATTCATTCAATGCCAATGTAAATATGAATGAAATCTTTTTGGATACCTCACAAATTCGAAATAATGTGGTAGCACACGCTAAGTCACTTGGATATGTTCCAAGATCGGCTACTAGCCCGTTTGCCAGTATTAACGTAACAATCAATAACCCTGCTGGAGCTCCATCCTCACTTTCTATGTCTCGAGGTACTACATTCCAGACTACTATTGATGGAACTAACTATACATTCCTTAACCTTGAGGCTCAAACTATTCAGCCAGTTGGCGGGGTATACACATTTAGCAATCTAAAGGTTAATCAGGGTACACTCAGAACTCAGTCATATGTTGTTGATGATACTTCAACCGCTCAGAAATATGCTATCCCCGATACCAATGTCGATACGGCCACATTGGTTGTCAAGGTAAAAACAAATAGCACTTCATCTGATTTTGATGTATATACACTTGTTACAAATATCGTAGATGTGAAAGGCGATACTCAGGCATACTTCCTCCAGGAAGGTATTGATGGTCAGTTCGAAATTTATTTTGGTGATGACGTCTTCGGTAAAAAATTAGATGCTGGTAATGTAGTTGAAATTGAATACCTAGTTACCGAAGGTGTTGCAGCAAATAACGCAACTGTATTCAAAATGACTGGTAACGTCTCTGGTAATACAAATGCATCGGTCACCTTGGTCGATAAATCAGGTGGTGGTGCCGACAGAGAAGAAATAGATTCTATTAAATTTAACGCACCACTATCATTCCTCTCTCAGAACCGAGTGGTAACGGCTGACGATTATAAAGCTATTGTAAAAAATAACTATACCAACACCGAGACTATTTCAGTTTGGGGTGGTGAGGAACAGGCAGTTCCTGAATATGGTAAGGTGTTCTTATCGATTAAACCAGCCAATGCCGATACTTTAACGGCTACTCAAAAGCAGTTTATTAAAGACTCGATTTTGAAAACAAAGAACCTGGTTTCGATTACACCAGAGATTGTGGACCCTGATTATACCTTTATTAAATTGGAAGTGTTCTTTAAGTATGATCCAAACCTCACCTCTTTAACAGCCGGTGAGTTAAAGAATGCTGTGATTGCTACAATTACAAGTTACAATAATACTAACCTTAAAAAGTTTGATGGTGTGTTTAGAGCGTCACAAGTAACAACTCAAATCGATGCTACCAATCCTGCTATTCTGAATACTATTATGCGAGTCAATGTTCAGAAAAGACTTTATCCAACAATTGGTACTGCTAAAAAATACGAACTTGAGTTCTCATCTCCTTTCTCTACGAATATTGCTGAAAATGCTTCGGTTATCGATTCATCGGAATTTGTCCTGAATGGGTTTAACCATAAGATGCAGGATATTAAAACTGATGATCCAAATATCCGCCAGGTTCAGTTCTATCGTATTACAAACAATCAAAAGATTATTACCACTGAAAATGCTGGTACTGTTGATATTGCGGCTGGTAAAGTAACACTTACCAACTTTAACCCAGCATCGATTACGAACGGTAGTTCATATATTACAGTTACAGGTACACCAAGCTCAAATGACTTGGCGCCTAAAAGAAATCAGCTTCTTCAAATCGACTTGCTTCAAACAACCGTTACTCCGCAAATCGATGAGATCGCAACTGGTGCGGTTATTGCTGGTATCGGTTACACAACAACAGCGAATAGTTCATAATGTCTCATAAAGTAGCGTCCATAGTACCAGAGCATATTCAGCTTGAACGTCCTCAATTGATGAAGTTCATGGAAGCATACTATGACTTCCTGGACCAAGACGATCAACCTGGTGCTTTCTTAAATAATTTAACGGTCCATAGAGATCTTGATCAAACCGCTACTGTCTTTTTGGAGATGCTTCAAAGAGAATTGGCTGTTCCAATTCCTGAGACTGTTGTTGCTGACAAACGTAAGCTCTATAAAAATATTACTGACATTTATTTGTCAAAGGGTGCGCAACCTTCATTTGAAGCTTTGTTTAGACTGATCTTTAATGATGAGATTGAATTGTACTTTCCAAGGGTAGACATTCTCAAACCATCAGATGCTAAATGGGATGCCATAAACCAAAGATGGCTAAGTGATGATGGTAAACTTTCGGTAAAGAAATTTATTCAGGACTCACGGTTTTATCAGTCATTCTCATATGTTATTCGTACTGGTCAGACAGTTGACAACTGGAGAGACGCAGTTAAAAAGCTACTTCACCCAGCTGGATTTGCATTTTTTGGTGAGGTTGCTATTTTCTCTCAGGCCACTGGAGCAAATGCAGCAAAAGTACAAAGAGCGTTTCCTGCTGACTTCTCGTCTCAAGATACGGGTACACCAGTTATTGCTCCAACGGTAGAAGTTACTGTTGAGATTCCAGTTATTGGTGGGCAACAAGTAAATCTGAATCTGACATTTATTCTTCAACCACAAGCTCAGCATGCTGTTGGACCTACGTTCCTTCATGTTGACAAATATAAATTCCTGCCTGAAATTGGTCCTATAAGTAACTATGCGGACTTTACAATAGCGCAGGCAAACGCGGGTGCAAAAATCGATGTTTCATTTGAATCAGTTATCGATATCACTCCATAAAGTGTTATAAATAGTTTAAATCTAATTTAATGAGGTAAGGTTATAAAATGGTAGCCATAATTTCAAAACAAATCAGGGTCAATAACGCGGTAAACTTCCGTGATGATATTGGCACTAACAGTACATATCTGTATATTGGTCGGTCACATCCATGGCCCAATTCAGATACTGATATCGCAACACCAGTAGATACAGTTGCAGCCAAAAATAATGTACATCAAAATATGATTGCATTGAAAAAGGTAGCACAATCTGATGTATCCCATTGCATTACTCGATACAACTGGCTTTCTGGTACTACATACACTGCGTATGACGACCAGTTGACTACGCTAGGAACATCTCAATATTATGTTATTACTGATGACCTTAACGTTTATAAATGTCTCCAGGCTGGTACAGGTGCTTCGGTTGTTAAACCTACTGGGCAAACTACAAACGCAGCCAATGCCGTAGAATCGGATGGTTATGTTTGGAAATTTATGTATTCGCTTTCTGGTACTCAGGCAACTAAGTTCTTAACTAGTTCGTTTATCCCTGTCAACGTTCTTACCTCCGATGATGGGTCATTGCAGTACCAAGTTCAAACAAACGCACAGAACGGTTCAATTCATAGAATTGTACTGACAGCTGGCGGTTCGGGTTATACATCAAACCCAACAGTTACAATTACTGGTAACGGATCTAGTGCCACGGCTTCGGCTACAGTCGTAGGTGGAGTGGTTACTGGTATTTCAATGAGCAATATTGGCTCGGGCTATGATGAAGCCTTAGTAGAAATCAGTGGTGGAGGTGGTAATGGTGCTACAGCCCGTGCCGTAATTTCTCCTCCAGGTGGACATGGCGCAAATGCTGCTGATGAACTGGGTGGTTTCTTTGTGATGACGAACGTTAACCTAGACTCGGATGAAGGTTCCGGTGACTTCCCAATCGATAACGATTATCGCCAATTGGGTCTACTTCGTAATCCATTTAACCACGGTACAACTACTGTATCTTCGGCATCCACTCTTCAGGCTACACGGTCATTAACTACAGCCGCTCCAACTGGTGGAACTTTTGCGGTTGATGAGATTATCACTGGCGGTACGTCCGGAGCACAAGCCTATATAACATCATATGATTCAACAGGCAATGTTATTCGATATCATCAAGATGCAACCACAGGGTATGGAACATTCCAAGCTTCTGAAACTATTACAAACACCGGTGGAACCTCGGCTACAATTAGTTCCCTTGGTGATCCAGAAGTTGAGAAATTTTCGGGTGAAGTAATTTACATCGAGAACAGAAGTGCGGTGGCAAGAGCAAATTCGCAAATTGAAGATATTAAACTTGTATTAGAGTTTTAAGGTAAAAAATAATGACACTCGATTTTAATGTATCCCCATATTACGACGACTTTGAGACCAATGCGAAGACTCAGTATTATCGCATTCTCTTTCGTCCTTCAGTCGCTCTTCAAGCAAGAGAGTTAACACAACTCCAATCAACTCTTCAAAATCAGATCAAGTCTTTTGCTGATCATACTTTTGAAGATGGTGCCATGGTTATCCCTGGCGCAACAGCTATCGATAAAGAATATGGATTCATTAAAATTGGTTCTACCTATAACTCAGCTGACGTTGAATTATACAGAGCTGAGTTTCTAAACACTACCATTACGGGTGGAACAACTGGTGTGACTGCCAAGGTTGTTGGAACTGTACCGGTATCTGGCTCTGATCCAATTACCTTATTTGTCAAGTATACCGGTTCTGGTACAAATAAGACTACCAAAGAATTCGCACAAAACGAAGTTATTACATCTAATGCAGCAACTCCAAGATCGGCTCAGATCGAAAATGTATCTGGCTCAGTTGGATTTGGATCGGCTGCAAATATCCAGCCAGGTATCTATTATGTGAATGGAACCTTTGCCTTTGTCACAAGTCAAACACTGGTTCTTGATAAGTATACAAACACTCCATCATATAGAGTTGGTTTGACTGTCAGTGAGACTATTGTTACGTCTACCGATGATGCTAACCTTACTGATAACGCAACGGGCTCTCCAAACTTTGCGGCTCCTGGTGCAAACAGATATAAGATCGAACTTACACTTGCCAAGAAAGCTTTGACTGCCACAGATGATCAGAACTTTATTGAACTGATTCGTGTTGAAGATGGTGTCATTGCAAATCAAATTAGAGCAACTGAATATTCGGTCCTTGAGGATACCTTTGCAAGAAGAACCTATGATGAATCTGGTGACTATACAGTTCGTCCATTTGGTATCGATGTAAGAGAACATTTAAAGTCTGGTGACAATCGTGGTATCTATACTTCCGGCAATAGCGGCAGTGAAGCAAAACTTGCTATAGGTCTGGAAGCTGGTAAAGCTTATGTCCGTGGTTATGAAATTGAAACACTTACCACAAACTTTATCGATGTTGATAAAGCAAGAGATACAGAGCAGATTGTAAACTCTGTGGTTTCATTTGACATGGGTAACTATACTCTAGTCAATACTACAACCAACGCGCCGGATATTAGTACATACGAAAAATTAGATCTGAAAAGCTCGGGTAATACCATTATTGGTACCGCAAGAGCAAGAGCATATGAATTACATTCAGGCACACCTGGTACACCTGGTGCAGTCTATAAATTATTCCTGTTTGATATTGAGATGACAGGTTCCAATACATTTGGTTCAGTTAACACAATCAATGTTGTAGGTTCTACCAGTGGACAGTTTGCTTCAACCACAGTAAAAACTGGTGGATTGGCCAAACTTTATGCAGTGGATAGTAATGATCTTTTATTCCCACTTCCATATCAAACTGTAGAAACTATCAGAGCTGCTGATAACTCGATTGATACAACTATTACAGTTAGACGAGTTTATACTCAGACGCTTTCGTCTGGTTTGGCTACGATTACTGCTGGTTCTGATGAATCATTCCAAACGCCATATTCTGGTATCGACTTTGTAGTGGCTAATGCCAACACTGGTACAGTTTATGATATGTCTACGGCTGATGGTACGAGTGGTGCAAATCGTCTGTCTATCTCTGGTACAAACAATGTTAACCTTAATATTGACCTTACTGGTGCTAGCTTAACTAACGAAACACTTACCATTATTGCAACAGTAGTAAAAAGAGTAGCTCAAGAAAAACAGAAAACACTGGTTACTAACCATAACCTAAACATTTCTACTCCAAATACAACAGCAAATGGATTTGATTCTCTCTTTAAGGCTGACATTTATCGAATTGTTTCAATTCATGATTCACTTCAGTCTGGTACAAACGCTACTACTTCTGATCTTGACATTACATCTCGTTACGAATTAGATAACGGTCAAAGAGATAACTTTTATGATGTAGGTCAAATCAAACTTAAGCCTGGAATGCCATCACCTACTGGTCGTATCCTAGTGGTCTTTGATTACTTTACACATGGTGCTGGTGATTACTTTTCGGTAGACTCATATAGTGGTCAGGTTGATTATGCTGACATTCCAACCTATTCTTCTACCACTACAACATACGAATTAAGAGATGTTCTTGACTTCCGTCCAAGAGTCAGAGATGATGGAACATCCTTTGTAAACGCTGGTGGCTCTAATCAGTCAGGTGCCGCTCTTACCGAAATTGGTAAGGTTGCATCAAATATGATTATGGACTTTAGATATTACCTGCCACGTAGAGATAAGATTTACGTAGACAATAAAGGTAACTTTAAAGTTTTAACTGGTGTTTCTGCTGCTGTACCAGCTATTCCTAGTGATCCAGATGATGGCATGGTACTTTACGAATTAGACATTAGACCATATACATTCGGTGTTACCGATGTGATTGCTACCATGAAAGATAACAAGCGCTTTACGATGCGTGATATCGGTAGATTAGAACATCGTATTAACAACCTTGAATACTATACATCGCTTTCGCTTCTTGAAAAAGAAACAGCCGATGCTCAGATTCTAGATAGCAATAACGTAGATAGATTTAAGTCTGGCTTTATTGTTGATCCTTTCTATGGTCATAATGTAGGTAATCCAAAAGATCCAGACTATCATGTATCGATTGATGCCGACAAAGGCGAAGCAAGACCTCAGTATTATGAGGGTAACGTAAGAATCCAACAAAGTGGTTCTGGTGCTTCAAATACTTATCAGCAAACTGGTGATATTATTTCACTGCCATATACCGAACAAACGGTAATCGATCAGCCATTTGCTTCTGGCTCTGAAAACGTTAACCCATATGACATCTTTGCCTTCATTGGTCAAATTGACCTGACGCCAACAAGTGATGAATGGAAAGAAACTGAAGTAAGACCAGATCTAATTATCGATAACGAAGGTCTATTTGATGTGGTGAATACCTTGGCAGATGCTGATGGTGTTCTTGGTACAGTTTGGAATGAGTGGGAAACTCAGTGGGAAGGCCGTGAAATGGAAATTGGTACTTCCGGAACTTTAAGATCCGGTCGTAGACTTTTCCAGGAAACATTGCTTGCCCAACAGGCTACTCAAACAAGAACTGGTGTTCGTACTTCGGTTGCACCTGATACTGTTCAAACCTCACTTGGTGAAAGAGTGGTAGATGTTAGAATGGTACCATTTATTCGCTCAAGAAGAGTGAAGTTTAAGGCAACACGGTTTAAGCCGAACACTCGGCTTTATCCGTTCTTTGAGGATATTAGTGTAAGTGATTTTACAAAAGACATTACAGCAGCTCAGTTCATTCGTCATACTACGACGCCTGTTGACCCTGAGCCTGACACTTCTGCAGTTCGTCACCCTGACCTTTCGGCTAGTGATATTACCAATGGCACTAATGCTATTATTACCGATGCTACTGGTACTGCTCATGGTGAATTTTATATTCCAAATACCGCTAATATTAGATTTAGAACGGGTGAGAGACTCTTTACACTCGTGGATGACCCGAATAACGTAAACTCAAACATTACCACATCTGGTAGAGCAACCTATGCCGCAACAGGTATTATCAACTCTACTCAAGAGGTAAGTTTACGTTCACCAACTCTGGCACAGGAAACTGTGACTGGCCAAAGAGATACTATCCTCACACGTCAGTCTACACGTACAGTTGGTTGGGTTGACCCACTTGCTCAAACCTTCTTGGTTGATAATCCAGATGGTGCATTTATTACAAGTGCCGATATCTTCTTTAAAGCAAAAGACAATAATATTCCAGTAACCCTGCAAATTCGTGGCGTGGTAAATGGTTATCCTTCACCTGAAATCTTAGCATTTGGTGAAGTTGTAAAAGAGGCAGTCAATGTTAATACTTCCACTGATGCTACGACGGCAACAACGTTTACTTTCCCAGCTCCTATATATCTGAGACCGAATCAGGAATATGCACTTTGTCTCTTGGCTAACTCTAACCAATATGAAGTTTATACAGCTGAAATTGGTCAGAACTCGCTTGGAACTACAAGACGTATTTCGACTCAGCCATATGCTGGTGTATTCTTTAAGTCACAAAACGGTTCAACCTGGTCAGCTGATCAGACCAAAGACCTTAAGTTTAAGATTAAAAGAGCACAGTTTGATACCACAGCTTCTGGTGTAGTTGATTTTGTTAACCATGCTATTCCAGCTAAACCACTGGGTGCTAACTCAATCTATGTGACTATCAATACTAACAAAGCAATTGTAAAACATAAAAACCACGGTATGCCAGCTGGTTCAACTGTTACTATTGCTGGTGTCTCGGCTGATATTGGTGGAATTGCTCAGTCTCAGTTTAACGCAAATCATGTGATTAGCCAAGTTGAACAAGATCAGTATGCAATTACCACATCGTCAAATGCTGCCTCAACCACAAATGGTGGTGGCACAGCGATTACGGCTACTGAAAACAAACATATCGATATTCTGTATCCTACCATGCAAGAAGTTATCCTGCCTGGTACTGCAATTTCGTATGCAATTCGTACTACTTCATCTAAGTCGCTGGCTGGATCTGAAAATACTTATCAAAAGCCAACAAGCTATACTTCGATTATTTCAAATCAGAACTATTACCCTGATAACCCACAACAAGTAGCTTCAGCAATTAACGAAACTACTTCTATGGCTGGGGCGAAATCATTGGATCTAAGAGCTACTATGAGTTCTACAACTGAATGGATTAGTCCAATGATTGACTTGGAAAGAACTTCGGTTCATACCATTTCAAATAGAATTGATAACCCAATGGCAATTGGTGGAACTGATAGTGGTAAAAACGAAGTGGCTGACTTCTTAGCTGAAACTGCTCCAACTGGTGGATCTGCGCTTTCCAAGTATATCACTCGTAAAGTATCACTGGCTCAAAGCTCGGTTGGTCTTAGAATTATTTTTGCTGGTAATAGACCAGATGGTTCTGCAATTGAAGTCTATACTAAGACACAAGAAGCTGGTGCAGAAGCTCCATTCGCATCCTTGAACTGGACCTTGGCCACTATTGATAACGCAGTGTCAAGTACAGATGACCCAACAAAGTTTAATGATTATGAATATACAGTAGATCTTTCATCTACACCGTTCCAATCGGTAGCGGTTAAAGTTGTATTCAAATCACAGTCTTCGACTTCCGTTCCTAGAATTAAGGACTTTAGAGTAATTGCATTAGGTACATAATGAAAAGAGTGAATATACAAGACAGACCAGGACTTCAAAGAGATATTTCCAGTGGTGCTGTAATAAATACTGATAATACCGCTTATGCAAAGGCTTTAAAAGCTCAGGAACTGGCAAAGGCAAAACAAAATGAGATCGAAGATCTCAAACAAGATGTAAAAGAGTTGAAACAACTTATGCAAACGATTATTGAGAGGCTTAACTAATGGCTGCTATTAATGTACCTGTAACTGATACTTTCGAAAACTGGAGAACCAAAACCAATGACATTTCGACGTTGGTAGGTGACGGTGGCCAACTTTCAAATGCATATACGGCTAATAACATCATTGGTGTACTTAACGAAATTAAAAGTACTGCCACATTTGATAATGTTATAACAATTAACGACCAAGCAACTGATGGAACTACCGAATTAGCTGGTAATGCAGCTAGTATGATTATTAGTACTGGTGCTCAAACAGTTCTTACCATGAATCAAACTGGTGACCTTAGTGTACATGCCGATTTGACTACTGGTGGAGTGGCTAATGTTGGTACACAATTAAACGTTACTGGTAATACCATCATTGGTGGTACTACTATTTCTCAGCAGTTACTTACCACAAACGGCGGCCTGGATTGTAATGGCAATGCCGATGTATCAGGTACACTAGACGTAAGTGGTGCCACAAGTTTGGCTGATACACTTGCGGTAACTGGTAATACCACGGTAGGTGGAACACTTACTGTGACAGGTACTACTACTCTAAATAGTACACTTGATATGCAAAATAATAATATCAATAGCGTTGGTACTCTTGGAATTACTAATGCAAATGTGGGAACTCTATCAGTTAATAATAATACCACACTTGGTGACGCAACCAGCGACAATGTAACATTTAATGCAAGAGTAAATAGTGCATTGAATCCAGATTCTGATAATTCACGTACACTTGGTACTTCATCTTTAAGGTGGTCAACTGTTCACGGTGTTACCTTCTCGGGTACAGCAACTACCGCAAACTATGCTGACTTGGCTGAGCTTTATCTTTCTGATTTTGCATATGAAGCTGGTACAGTGGTAAGAGTCGGTGGTGAGTTCGAGGTAACAGCTACTGATGGTGAACATAACCACTCAGTACTTGGAGTAGTATCGGCTTATCCTGCATATCTTATGAACAATCAGTTGGAAAACGGTTTGCCAATCGCACTGAAAGGCCGAGTACCTGTAAAGGTAAAAGGTTCAGTCAATAAGGGTGATCGCTTAGTGGGTGGGCCAGAAGGGCACGGAATCGCTGATAACGATTCACCTCACGGATTTGCGATTGCGCTTGAAGACTTTGTTGCGAAGAAATCTGGCCAAGGTAGATACGGCGTAGTAGAAGCCGTAGTGCTCTGATAAATTATTCATCACTATAAAGATACATGTCAAATGCTGCTGATACCCGGAGCATATTAACGGGTCTTACACTGTGGTATAAGAAACTAGGGAATACTAATAGGTCACCCTGTTCTGGCTGATAAACCAGGTTATCAAACAAAGGTCTAAATTTCATATCATATCCACGGGATGCAAAGTTTCTTGGATCTTGAAATACGATCTCTCCACCCAAGCCGCTTTCAATAATGGCAATTGCACTTAAATGAGAACCTGCATGTGTGTGCATTTCCATACCAACGTGCTCTTTGTCATATTTGTTAATCCATGACTTGACTTGATAGTGATGCCAATCAGACGTTTCCTTATCAAGACTTTGTTCTAGGTGATGTTCAAATCCCTCAAGGACTTGTTCATACAAATCATCTGTAATTTCATTGAACCCCATAGCCTGGTGAACAATATCATCTGTAATTTCAATATTTGATTTAGTCACTAAAGTCGGAAACAGAAAATTCGTTCCCCAGTTCAGCGTCATAGTATCTTCTAACATCTGGTACCATCCCTTTCATAGCGAGTTTGCCGCCATTATTAGCGCACACAACTCCAATTATTTCATTATACGTATTACTATCTTTCCTATATGGAACAAAGTAATTATCCAATGGAAGAAGCTCGGAATCATTTAGAACATCATAAAAATTTTCATCATAGTCTTCCATAATCCAAAATGCATAGCAAATTGCTACCATATACGATTTGGCTGGATAGATCCAACCAACATCTTTTTCTCTAAAATATCTTATTGCATTGTTAACAATATCGTCCGATTCTTCAATGGTAACCCATTTCAAATCATCAGAGTGATTGCGATTTAGTTTGTGATATAGTTGTTGTTTAACTTTCCACTCTTGCATACCACTCCAATAGTCCTCTATACCCGTTGCATGAATTTTTTAGATCTTCTACATATCTATAATGTTCTGTCAGGCAACTTCCATACCAAGGACATTCAAGACAAATTTCAGATAACGCATCTTTTTCAGCTCGGCACCAATCAATATACTTATCATAGTCGTCTAGTTCTAAGAAATATTCTTTATCCCAATTATCAAATTCTAATACAGCAAAGTTACCATTGGGTGTAATATAAATGTGATCATCAGAAAAAGCATTATATTGACCATAATAAGAATCGATAAGACGTTCTATATTTTGAAATTGAAAGTTCTTTTTGACTGGACTTGTAATCCATTTAATAACAAACTCTTCAAAGTCCTTATGTGTTACATTATCGGCATTTGCCTGGTTAATTGAGTATGGTTTAATCTCAACAGACATTACCTGGTTACACATATTGAGTTGTTGAATCATTTCGTCCACATTCATTTCCAATACTTTCTTAGATGCCAAGATAAGTACGGCAATAGGCTTAGGACTCATTAACATATTATTGAATACTAGGTCGGACTTTTCTCTTGCTGAAAAATCATATGAGACGGAAAGAGTGATTCCATCGTCGAAGAATCGCTCGTCAAGCATAGAGAAATTAGTATTAATGTTGATAGGACCACTATACCAGCGGCGAATAACTTCGATAATTTCATTATAATAATCCTTTTTCAGTGCACCAATCTCTCCACCATATAGATCTACATGGTCAATCTTTGGTACTTCACTTAATAAGAAATCCAACCTTTCAGGAGAAATCTTTTTTTGATCACCTAATTGTTCTGGTGTAAGATAGCAGAAGTCACAACGAAAGTTACAAAAGTATGATGGATTGATTGATATGTTCATATTGATTCATTTACGTACGGTGTCATTTGCATGTCTAAACCGTTCGCCTCTAAGATCTTTGGGCCAAGTTGTTTCATATGATAGCAATGATCTTCTACCATATCATGTTCTTTTAGGTCTTTAATTGTTTTCTTACAGCCATTACAAATACTAAACATAGGACAGGAATAGCATCCCATCTTTAAACTATTTAGTTCAGGAGAATCAGCCAATGGTGTAACAAAGCCACCTTTCATTTCAAAGTCAAAGTCAATAGCCTTATCTTTATCATCACCAAAGGCTCCACAAGAATAATAATCACCTTCTGGTTGTATGGTTCTAATATTACTGTCACACGTACGCGTAAGCGGGCAGATAGTATTCTCACCACGAATACGTTTCATCATTTGCTGAGTGTTATGTTCCCAAGGAGCTAAACCAGCTTCCCAGATTTTAATATATTGTTCGTATATCTTGGATAGTCTATACGGAGCATCCTGTTCACCAGATGCCATAGCATAGTTTACCTTACAAACCACATCCATTTCTTTTGCAAGTTCAACTGTTTTAATTACACTCCACTCATTTTCCTCAGTGATTACTGCAATAAAGGAAGGTCTATATCCAACATAGTATAACATATAGTCAGAACAAACTGTAAAGTCCTGTTCAGTAAATACTGAATAGTCGCCTTTTAATCGGCCTTCACCATACTGAAATGATGTGGCCACACCAACACGGCGATGTCTAAAAAGCTTTATCCATTTCTGTGGATTTTTATAGAATGGCCAAAGGTTAGTTGTAAGAGATATTGTGGCAGGCAAATCATTATCATCAAGGTACTTAATAATTTCCCAATAGTATTGTGGGTCCATCATTAACGGATCACCACCATTTACAATAATGGTCTTTGTCTCTGGATACCTATCCAAAAACTGAAAGATCTTCATAAGGTCGAGCTTAGCCGCTTTATCCTCAACTAACTTAGTTGACGAACAAAAGGTGCATTTGAAATTGCACAACTCTGTCGGCTTAATTATTAGGTCCATTAAAATAATGCAGGTACTAAGTACTCAAAGCTTAATACTCGTCTCACTCCACTTTTATGTGTTGCCCGATGTTGGAAACACTTCTTTTGATTTAACCATACAAAATCTCTACGTGACGGATAGAGAATATTAATATAATCGTTACTTGCTACCTGAATATTATTACCATTTTCTTCGGTATTATCATCCATATAGACTAAAATATTAGAATTGAATGCGTCACCATCTTCAAAATCATTATGCCAATTCCTTGATCCTTCGTCTACACCAGACCACATGGCACAGTCTTTCATTTCAAAGTCATCAAACATTTTTGATACGTAGTTATCAGCAAACCATTGATGGATTCGGCTAAGATCAGACTTTGCCTTAGGATCTAACCATATCTCTTCTGGTTGATTACAATCTTTGAAATCGAATGATTCAAACATTTCGATGTCGAGGTCATCAGGCAAAGTACCTAACCAATAACCATCGACAAAGAATGTTTGTTCAGGAGTCATTTGGTCTTGAGTATCCGTATCTATACGTACAATCTTCTGTATATTCTGTGTCTCCAATTGCTTCCACTCCTTCAATTTCGCATATGAGTCTATTACACTCTCGTATTTCTTCCTTAACCATATTTGAGTATGGCTCTAAGTTTTGGATCATATCGGCATATTGATTATACTTGAACTCATCGCCTTGATGGTCATGCATCTTAGTAATCCAAAGGTTATATAATTCAGCGGTCAAATCTCTTTCTTTACAAAGAGTCTTTTTTCTTTCAACGACCTCAGATATTGTAGTCAAAACTTGCTACCCTCCTTTGAATCTTTGTATCTTCGGCTCTATGCCAGAATCCACGTTCATTAGAGATTAGAAATAGGTCACCTTTCTTTGGCTGATAACTTGCTTCACAGTCACCATCCCATTTGAAATTGATAGACCCACCAGTCTCTTCGGCAGTATCATCAAAATAGTATAGGAAGAAAATATCATAGTCTTCAAAAGTATCGGTATGCCAACCCTGATTATCTTTATCAACTCCATCCCATACTAAGAACTTATTAAAGCTAGCCTCTGGCCAATTTGGCTTAACATATTCCTGTTCTAAATAATAACCAAAGAGTCTCATCTTATTGGTTAATTGAACATCAACATCCTTTTCACCGTTATCTCTTGCTCTTTCTTCTGTGTTTAATAAACGGTGATCATCTAATCTTACTAAGTCTAAGCCTGCAGGAACATTACCGATATAGGCATATCCTACCTCTTTCAGTTTCTCTTTTAACGTCATGCAAGTCTCCTAAATAATTCACTGATCAGTATTGGGCGGTTCTTTTCTAAGAACTCCTCAATTGTGTCAACTCTAAATTTACCACCAAGCTGCCTAATAGACCTAGGTGGAGTGGATGGACAGAATATATCTTCGATCTCAGTATATATCCCCTCCCAACCATCTAGATTAATTATAACACAAAAACACTCTTTTGTAAACCCCTGAGGTGAAATTATTTCATCAAAAATTGGATAAATGTTCTTTAACAAATAATTAGCCGCGTTGTTCATAAAATACATCTGGTGCATCTCATGGTGAGTAAAAGAGTTGCAAGACCTAATGGTATGGAAATAAGTCTTCTTATTTTTATATAGGCTATTCCAATTGTCTGTGCCGTCTTCATCTACGATATCAGAATAGACTTCGACTGTTTCAATGTTGTGTAACATTTTATAGTCAGCTGAATTTAGTCGTGAATCGGGTAAGAACATATAGTCGTGTCTAAATGATCCCCATGCTTTGAAGTTGTTAATGATCTCCATTTCATTATAGAAATCTTCCAAGGTAGAACCTGGCATGGCTAGGATAAGTTCAAGAGCTGGGATCGGAAAGCCATGTTCTTTACATCGTTGATTGATATACCTACTCAGTTCCAGTTTGTTTTCAGTTGATAGATCCACTCTATCAGCCAGTTTCATAGCTTCTTCACTAATACTTTGAATGGAAACCGTTGGAACTACCGATACATATTCAGTTTCGCCCCACATATCTAAGCCACCTTTACCTTCACCAGACTTAGGTGCCCTTGCATCTTTACCAACAATATCAAACCAACGGTCAATTAGTCGTTTACGTCTTTTAATATCTTTAGACTTCATGGTAGAGATATCGGTAAGATTGAAACCATTTTCCCAACCAAAGGCGAAGATCTCTAGGTCACGATCTTCAAAGGCTCCAAAGTTAGCATCAGTTAAATATGCATCACGGTATCCAGCGGCTTTCATAGCTAGAATATCACGTTTAACGATCTCAATATCCTTTTTATAGATCTTGGTATTAATACCACCACCCCACTCGCAGAATACACATTTGTATGGACAGCCTCTTGTTGTTTCGATAACAATAAAAGGTTCCATATTGTTTTGTCTAGCATAGTCAACTGATTCTTTTAGATAATCCTGGTGTTCTTCGTATATAGAATAATCTTCGGTAGACAGGTCATGGATGCGTCCAGTACCATTACGAAGTTCCCATGCAATACTTTTTGGATCTAGTCGATTCTCAATATAACAATCGATTAGGTCTTCCATAAAAGGCTCACCTGGTTTTGTAGGCTCACAAATATAATCGTAATATTTTCGACCTCTTAAAAGGTCTGGATCATTTGTACCAATATGAGGTCCACCAAGTACTAGGATCTTTTCGGGATATTGTGACTTGATATGTTTTGCGATGCCATCCACAATTGTATAGTTCCAGGCATAGGAACTGAACATGATGACATCAGCAGATTTAATTTCTGCGATGACGTCATCGTATGACTCGTATTGGTTCCATTTGTATGGAGCCGGGATAAATTCGACTTGGTCTGCATAGCGGCCTCGGTGCTTATAGTGACTTTGAATTAACAAATAGGTCACATTGTTCGCTAGTGACCAGTCAGCGTGTGGTGGGTTTATAAATGCTATCCGCATATCTAAAAGTCGCCTTAAAAACGCATTCATCCATATCTTGTTCTATATGTTTATAGTCCTCTTTAATAAAACAAGATAGCGGGCAGCGTTGAAAGTATTCACATTCAAAACAGTTATATTTGCCGAGAAAATTCTCAACGATTTGTGGACCACCTAGTTCTTCAGTTTGAGCATCTTTCAAGAACACAGAACCAGAACAACCCTGAGGTTTAGCACCATCAGGCATGATAGTTAACGAGTTGCCCCTTGTACATATCATTTTGTTTGCTGGTTTGTCATTTACGAAATGATCAATATTCAAACATCTAGGATATTTATTCACCAACACCTTATAGAATTCAAATAATTCTTTTTCACTTGGCATTAAAATTCTTGAGGTAGCTACACTTGGTAAGAAGTGATCAAAGTCACAGGTATAGTTAGTGTATAGATCTTCAAAGAGCTGATCATTAGCAATAATACGATCTATGTTTTGTTTGGTTGCTACAATAGAAACCATTTCAATATGATCTTGGAAATAGATTATATTGCGTGTAAATATTTCTAAATCTGATTTACTAAACCGGCCGGCGGGATCATAGCTAATCGAAACTTTCAAATCATTACGATCTAGGAAGTCCATTACTGGTTTACGGTTTTCAAATACCAGATTTGTAATAAAATTAAAGTGAATGTCTGACTTTGTTTGGATGTCAATAAGAGATATAAGGTCTTCATAGTGTTTAAGAAAACCTTGGTCAATCCACCGATCTTGAAATAGCTCACCACCCATAAGATGAATCTTATAGGCCTGTTGACGCGGGTTATTATTAATCCAATTTACAATTGGACTTACCTTCTCCATGATTTCATCATAGGAGGCGCCAAGAATAGAGTTATGGTCTTGTGGGCAGAATGCGCATTTTAGATTACAATGTTCAAATAAGCAAACAACTATCTCACCATAACGAACTACTTTAGTATCAATCAAGTCATAGATATTCATTACATCACTGCGTATTGCTCTCTAAATTCCTTTTTGCCGTCAAGTAATCCTTGTACGAAATAGTTATTTACTGTCTCAAGGTCAATTGAGAAGAAAGAACCAGCGGCATGTTCATAGGTAGCTTCTACCTCTAGGATAGTATCCAATTCCTTATCGGTAATCTCACCAGCCGATACAGCTTTTACAAAGTCTAGCTTTGAGACATCAGACTTTACAAATTCGTATACGCTTTCCTCTTGCCAACATGCACCAGCCAACTTAGTAAATTTTTGGAATGACTTGATATGTTTGTCGGTGATTGCATCAAAGTTTACATTCTTACCAGAGGATGCAATATTCATATACGGTGACTTCCAAATATTCTTATCTAAGAACAGCTTTGGAAACTCAGACTTGTCTTCTAAAATCTCATTATAGTTGGTAAAGTCATATGTCTTTTCCAGACCCAGAGTTTCGGTAAACCTTTGAGTAAGTAAATGAGCAAAGAAGATTTCTTTTAATTCATACAGATACTTTTCTAAATCTTTCTTCAATAGGATCTTCATTACATTTTTCAGCTCTTTTTTCATCTTACCATTTGTAAGATAGGTAGCCAAAAGATATTCAAAGCTCAGAGCAGCTTTGTTTTCGGTAATGAATTGTTTGCGTCTGGCAGCCGTTGGTTTATTGGCGCCATTAAAGATCTTTTTGAATCCACTAATATCGATTGAGTGCTGACCAAGACCAGCATTACCAGAGAATCGACCTTGGTTGAATACCTCATATTTGAATACCATTGACTCAAGTAAGTCAACACAAGCATCGGCATTTGGCTTGGCAAAGATAAGTTTAAACCAAAGAGCCATTATGACTTTGAATGCTTTGCTATCACAATAAACAACTACTCGTTTACCGGTAGCATCGGTATGATCTCCAAGCTTATCAAACATGTCCATGGTGTCCATGTAAGGTAATTCTTTAGAACCAATTAGGTTTTTGACTTCTTTTGCATGTGCTAATAACGTACCTGGCTGCATATCTTGTGCAGCTGGTTCATAAAACTCATAGCCATGTTCAGCCGAAATAACAACACGGTCAAATGATACATCAATAATATGGTCTGTTGCTACGTAAACCTTCTTAAACAGATGTAGCATTTTCTTTCTCCTGTAATTTACCAGTGGCAATACCACTCGTTAATAGAAACATGGGATTGTTTTCATTTGCCCAGTAACTATATAGATTATTTCCTTTAAACATATAGTCATTAAAATATGACTTATAATATACTTTGTGCTCTGGAATAACTCTTCCATAGAACATAAAGAATTTCTCCTGGTCTAAAAGAGATACAAAATTGACACCCGTTAAATCTTTAGTATCATCTTCTGGATATGACATAACATAATCTTTTATGGTAGGTGAATCCACGGTGTAAAGATTATATAGTGTAAGTGCATCTAATTTTTTAGTCCACTCTTTTAGAATGTCGACATTAGCATCAATAAACTCTTTTTCGGTTAGTTCAGCCAAGCCTTTCATCTGAAGAAGCAAATTAATAACACGATCTTTTAGAATTGGAATGTTTACGATAAAGTTTGCTTCAAGATAATGCTTGGTCATTTCATCAAAGGCTTCTTGAGTGGTAAACCCAATATCACATGGAATTTCTAAGTTCCCTAGATAGGTGAGTAGCTTTGATCCTTGAAGGGTAGACTCTTCGTAATGAATCAGGTAAAATGTGTCTTTATCATTAAAGAATAATTTAAGCTCCTCCAATTCGATAGGAGCGGTCGTCTCAATAACATTCATTATCTTCTTCCTCTGGAACTATGGCAAGAGCTATGACATGATGCATGGCAAGTGTTTAGAGTAACTGTTGTAGTCGTTCCTCTTGCTGCATTATATAAGTCTCTCAATTGAGCAAATTTTTGTTCTAAATGAGAATCATCGATCATTGTATATGATCCACTTCCCAATACAATAGAACCGTTATATACAGAGTTTTGACGATATGAAGTACTCATATATGCAATTGCAGTATTATCGTAAATAATACCAGGTGATGGTTGTGAACCAGTGTTACCTCCACCGCCAGTAATATTATGACGAGCTCTTAAACTACGAATTGAGCTATAATTAAATGTTTCGTTTTCAATTGCTGTTTCTAGTCCACCGCCAGTAATTAACTCACCGCTATTTTTTAAAGATGCACCTGTAATTCCAAGTGATCTGCCGCCTGTGGTTCCGCCAAAATAGCTAGGCCAGTCGCCATGTGAAAATGGGTGAGCATTAGATCCCCATGAAATACCAGTGTTTGCAGCTGGTGGCACATAGTCAGCAAATCGATTTACAATGTTTTGGTCTTCGACCGGATTAGTTAGTGTTGCCATATTTCTCGTCCAATTCTTTCATTAAAAATCTTGGCGCGCCACATATATCATCTTCCCAAGCCAATTGGTGGCAGTCGCCTTTACAGTATTTATACACTTTGCACTCGTAACATCGTGGATCTCTTTGCAATTCTTCCATGATAACATTACAGCGTTTTGGCGAATTGATAACCAATTCTGGCGGTTCCATAATATGTCCAAAAGCACTTGTTGGAGCCGAATTTGGACATCCGGCTATCCCACCGTCAGCATTTATAGTGAATAGCTTTTGTTCACAGTCACGGCAAAATGTACCGGCGCCGGTATAGCCAGTTTCAAATTTGGTGTATATGTTTTCCATAAACTCATTATCAAACCAACTGCGAGCTCCAGTTGATTCCATAAAGTGATGCATATCTAAGAAATAGTTTTGTAGGTCTAGGTTAGATGGAAAGACTGGATTGCGAGTGGCATTACCATCATGAGTAATACGTTCAAGGGCCATTTCTTGTACACCTAAATCTCTGACATATCTTAATAGCTTTTCAGGACCCATTTGAATAGTATCACTTGTAAGTGATACAAACAACTTAATAGTATAACCTCTTTGTAATAATAATTTGACATTTGATTCAAATAGATCTCTTTGTTTCTCATTATCAAATCGAATGGTTGGATCCCATGAGGTACCAATACGTTTGTTGCATACACTATCTAAAAAGTCTAATCGTTTTTCGGTAAGTTTAAGAACCAGGTTAGTGGTGATACCATAAGTAGCATCATCACCCCACTTTTCCTGCGTTAATTCATAGAATCTCATCATATCATTAACAGGCGCAAGAAAAGGCTCACCACCGTGATACTCAAAATGAGTGGTCATTGTTGGATGAAGTTCTTTTAATTCATTACACCACTTGGCTACAGCATCAGGATTAAAATAAATCTTGGCTCCATTGATACCATTTGTAAAGCAGTGGTCACAGTTTAGATTACATGTCTCCGTCGTTTTGACGTAGATCATAGTGTCATTTTTAATCATTCAATTCCTATTGATAACATAATAGATGGTTCAATATTCATAGCATGGTGAGGTGTATTTGCTGGGATCTTAATATAACTACCTTCTTCAATAATAGTTATCTCGCCATCAATCATCATAGTTTTGGATCCTTCTAAAACGTATATAAATACATCTATAGGATCTGTATGATCCGGAAACGAAATGCCGAAAGGAGGTGAGATATAACAATGAACCGTATGTTTATCCGTTATGCCGAGCTTTTGCACAATATGTTCAAACTCATGTTCAAGCCCTTCTACCTTGACGACGTTTCGCTCCTCAGCGATATGTCTGCCGATAGAAAGTACAGGGATTACGTGATCGCGCCCAGCACTATCAATAAAACAAGCTTTTGAACCTTTATGCAAAATATCGAGCAATTCTAATTTCCAATCTATATAAATAACTCAGTAATATTATATATCATATCGCAGGAAATGTAAATGGCTATTTATGCTAATCTAGTAGTTGACCAAGGGACAGACTTCTCGTCGTTTATCACGCTTGAAGATACGTCTGGTGCGGTTGTTGACCTTACAGGTTACACAGCTGCTGGTATGGTCAGAAGAACTTATAAGTCTTCAACATCAATTAGTTTCACAACCTCTATTCCAGATCCAACATCTGGAGAGATTAAGATTCAATTGGATGCTTCTACGACATCTGGCATGAAAGCTGGGCGTTATGTGTATGATGTAGAAATTACTTCATCGGGTGGTGCAGTTTCAAGAGTGGTCGAAGGCCAGCTTGAGGTTAATCCAGGCGTTACTTACTAGGAGAGTTAGATGCCAGCTACTAATATTAAAGCAGTTGTTTCTTCGGGTACCAACCTAAGAGCTAAAACAGTTGCTATTGCCCCTCGTCAAAGTCTATTAGACTTAACTGATGTTAACCCCTCGGGATTGGCCGACGGGGCGGTACTATTATATGATGCAGCAACTCAACAATTCCTAGTCAAAAATGAAATGGATAAAGCCACAACCAAGATCATTGGAGGACATTACTAATGGCTACTATAATTAAGATTAAAAATTCCGGTACTTCCGGCGCTCCCTCCGCTGTAGCTACCGGTGAATTCGCTTACTCGTATCAGGCGGGTTCGCAAGCAAACGGAGGTGATAGACTTTATATTGGTACTGGTACTGAAACAAACGGTGCTGCTGCAAATATCGAAGTCATTGGTGGTAAGTATTTCACAGGAATGCTTGACCACGTTCATGGTACAAACACTGCGTCTTCGGCCGCAATCTTGGATGCAAACCAAAAGATTGATGTATGGAACGTTGATAACCTTACCATGGATGGTAACTCGATTACGAGTACAGATACAAATGGTGATATTACTCTGGATCCAAATGGTACTGGTAACATTAACCTTACCGGTCCAGTAGTTCATACCGCTGGCGATTTTAGCGCTACCACAAACACTGCTGGTAATATTACACTGGATGCTACCGCTTCTGGTACTGTTTCGCTTATTGGTGCAGTATCTATTAACGGTGCTCTTGCACAAACTGGTAACTCAAGTGTTACTGGTCTGTTGAATGTTGATAATCTTCGCCTTGATGGTAACACCATTTCAACAACTGATACAAATGGCGATATGACACTGGCGCCAAATGGTTCTGGTGAGATTATTACCAATGCAACATCTTCGTTAAAAATTCCAGTTGGTTCAACTGCTCAAAGACCTACAGCCGCTACTGGTCAAATTCGTTTTAATAACACGGACGGTAGATTTGAAGGTTACGACGGTAATGCTTGGGCAGGTCTTGGTGGCGTGGTTGACGTTGACCAGGATACTTTCATTAAAGCAGAAACTTCACCAACTGTTGATAACGACGAATTAGAATTCCACACTGGTGGTACAAAGCGTGCTACAATGTCTACCACAGCGATGACATTCAACGACACTGCTATGACCTTCCAGGTTGGCAAAATTAAAATCGATGATGATACAATTTCAACTACCTCTGGTGGTACAATGTATCTTGATCCAAACCCTGCTGGTTCAGCTGGTTCGGTTGTTATTGAAGGTGACTTAACTGTTAATGGTACTCAAACCACAGTTAATTCTACCACAGTAACAATTGATGATCCAGTCTTCACACTGGCTGGTGATACTGCACCAACCACAAATGATGGCTTGGATAAGGGTATTGAATTCCGTTGGTATGATAGTGCTGCAAAGATGGGCTTCTTTGGTTACGATCTTTCTGATAACAGATTTAAGATGATCGAAGATGCTACCGAGTCTGGTGGTACATATTCTGGTACAGTTTCTGGCGTTCAATTTGGTAACGCAAAACTTACTAGCATTACGATGGATGCAACAGGTACTGGTTACGCACAAAATGGTGTCCTGGTTACTGATTCAAATGACGATGTTGTTTACAAGACATCTTCAACTGATGGTCATGTACTTCAGGTAAATGCTTCTGGCGTACCTTTCTTTGGACACATTGATTGCGGGACTTACTAATATTATAAGGATATATTATGTCAATAGAATATGATCAGCAAGAATTGCTGAATGAATACATTGCAAGACAAAATCGAAAGATTAGCGAGTTACAAAGCCAGAATATTATGCTTGAAACTCGCCTTGCAATGGCCGAGAAGAAAATTATAGATCTTGTCGGTGATGATGAAGAGGTTATGGACGCAGGAACATTTGGCCCAGAAGATGAGCCAGAACAAGATAAGGAAGAATGATAAATGGGAACTGTAGTTCAGTTTAAGAGATCGACTACGGCAAATGCGAAACCACAAGCCAGTGATTTAACGGCCGGTGAAATTGCCATAAACACTAATGATGGTAAATTGTTCCTTGAAAAGGATAATGGCTCGGTAGTCGAAATTGCATTTGGTGACAATGAACTTATCCTTGATGATTCGGTTATTACCACAGCCACTCTTACGACTACAAACAATAATGCAAACCAAGTTGTCGATTCATTCGCGGCAGCTACATTTCGATGTGTCAAATATCTTATTCAAGTAACATCTGGTACTGATTTCCAGGTGTCTGAAATTTTATCAGTTCACGATGGTACCACAGTTTATCTTACAGAATATGCCTCAATTGCAACTAATGCAGAGTTAGCAACCTTTGATTCAGATATTAGTTCAAACAATGTAAGGCTTTTAGTTGATCCAGTTAATAATGCTACAACAATAAAAATTACACGGACTGGAGTGAAAGCATAATGCCAATCAATAAGATTCCACAACGGGCCTTTAGCAACGACGATATGATCGTTGATAATTATACAGCCACAGCCGGTCAAACGGCATTTACTTTAACTAGGGCTGCAGCTGTTAACTCACTTCTTGTACACGTCAATGATGTTATTCAACAACCTACTGTAGATTATACAGTGGCTGGTACTACATTGACATTTACTTCTGCTCTTTCAGTGAATGATGATGTAAGAGTTCGTGTCATGACTGAAAGACCTCTTGGTACTCAGTCAGGTGGAAGTGGTGCTACAACTCTTGGTGCGTTAAATGATGTTTCTTCGGCTGCACCAGCCACGGGCCAAGTACTTAAGTGGAGTGGTACTCAATGGGCACCAGATACTGATGCAACTGGAGGCAGTGGTGGCGGTGGAGCATTTACTTCAACTACCGACGGCGCAAGTT